CGCAGCCTGCGATCCGTACATCTCGATCAGCTTCGTGAACACTGAAGGGTCGTAGGTGCTGAGCTGCTGAATGACAGGGAGTTGTCCATCCTCGTCACGCTCAAGGCCGAGCAGTTTGTGGATGTAGGTGTCCCACTGAGACCGTTTGGTGCCGTCAGCGTTCTGGAAGTCGGCCACCGAGGCACCAAGGATCGCGATGCGAGGCGCTGAATACAGTTCCCTTGCGACCTCAAGTCCGAGCAGCGTGCGGCACGCCGCATCCACCGTGGACATGAGTTCCGGTGTGATCGTGGAGTTCCCATCGCGGTTATCCGTCTCAGGATCATGCGCCATGCGCTCAACCGGCACGTAACCGAAACCGTGGACGTCGCGGCTCACCAACTGCCACACGTAGTTCTCATCCTGGGCGATGTGGAACGTCTGGTCTGGCGTGTAGATCGCGGCGTGTCGCTGTAGGTCGACCAGGTACGACTGAATGGCAGCCTTGGCTCGGGTACCACTGATATCCCACAGAACACCCATGTTCAGCGGCGACTCAACAGTGATCTTCGGTGATCCACCCGGCTCATCAGGTGATCCGATCAGCCAGTAGCCGCGGCCCATCGACAGCGCGTCCTTGAATGCCAACTTCTGCTCGGCAGCCAGACCGTTGTCGATCCACACGTCCTGGAGGTCATGGTTGATGTCGGTCTCACCGGGGAGGCGGAACCCATCACAGGAAAGGCGCTCCACATACGGATTCACGGCCAGCCTTGGCCAACCCACAAGGGTCCGCAGAACCCGGGCAACCTCGTCTGGCACAGCCATCTTGAGGTTGTCGATCTCCTGGGCGCCCTTGAAATAGGACTTGGTCAGCCGCATGTTCGAGATGTCATGCTGCGAACGATTCTGCAGGGTCGTAATCAGTTGCCGCTCATCCTCAGACAGGCCCAGAGACGGCAGGACGGGAATGCTAGACGGGATGAACGATGGTGGACGCCAATCCAAGAATCCAGCCATCCCACACCCCTTTCGTTAGTCACCCAAGAGGATCACCCGGCCTTTGCCGGGCGTGCCCTTCTTGGTACTCAGCAGGTAGATGCGCCGAAGCATCCGGCCGCCGATCAGACAGACCGCGAGGTCGATCTTGTGACGCGATTCGCGGTTGTCTTTGCGGATACTGACGCCGTGCTTGCCCGGCGCCGCTTTCGAGTTCGTCAGGTGATCTATGAGCCATGACGACGCCATGAATGTCACAACCGCGTTCGTCGGGTCTTTGTGCGCGTCTTCCAGTTCGGTCAAGCACTGCTCGACACCCTCAACGAACGTCTTCTGGTTGACTTCAAGGGCCATGTCAAATGCGACCGCATGTGCGCGGTTCCCGGTCTTGACGGGCCAGCACTTCAGCTTGCGCCCGTACCGTTTCGACCACTCATCAACGAGTGGCCACCAGAAACGGTTGTCGCCGTCCGCGTCGTCGTCTTTCAAGTGCGACGGGTCGAACCAGAACGCCATCACCTTGAACTTCACCATCGCGGCCTTGACCGCAAGGTCCAGGGCGTCACGGTTGACGATCTGACCCTTTTTCGGCTGCTGCACGTGCAGCACCTGGGCGTGACCGTCCGAGGTCCGCACCGCGATAAGACCGGTCGCGTCATCCGACTTCGACCCATCCCCGAACAGGACGACCTTGTCGCCGGCCTCGAGCCCGAAGTCTCGCTTGCCTGCAGCAACGTCCTTCGGGTCGCACCATGCGTCCTCAGCGGCGTTGATCTGGTTGTACCACTTGCGCCGGCTCTCGCTCGCGCTGTTCTGCGGGTTCTTGATCGAGTTCAAGATGCGCCGAGTGTTCAGCCACACCGAGTCACCACGGATCGCCTCAACCACAGACGGCGCAGCCTCGACAGTCAACGGAGCCTCAGGAGGAGCCTCCAGTGAGTCGTAAAGCATCCCGAACTCGACAGCCTTGGGCGGCTGACAGTCCAGACACGCCGGCCAGTCAGCGTTGTTCGTGTGAGCCTTGCAGCGGGTGCCCACGGTCGCGTTGTACGACTCACGGGCGCGCTGCCCAACCGAGTCCTGACCGGGACGGTACGCATTGCAGATGTCGAGCGATCGAGCCGCACCCGTCGAGTCCTTCGCAAGGTTTCCCTCGATCGTCCCTGCAAGCGTGTGCCCGTCGTTGCTCTCGATCCAGTTCTGCGTCTCGTTGCGGATTGCCCGTGTCGGACGCGGCCCCTCAATCGACAGAGCAGACGACGTCGACGCCTCAACGTGAGCAGTGTCTGCGCGAGCCCACACGTCGAGCTTGCCAACCTGGATCCCGTACTTCCGCTTCGTCTCGTGCGGGATGAGGACGTTGAACAGCGGCATCGTGTTCCGCTTGATCTGGTCCTGCGCCACGCCGACGATCTGCACGTAAGCCTGCGGGGTCTGCTTCCCGACAGGAACGTCACCGCGCCAATGGTCAAAGACTGCATCCTCTGAGCAGATGTCCGTCGTGGACACTGCCACCGCGAGCGGGTCCTTGCCCCAACCCTTGAGCCGCTGCAACACGGCCGTGGGGTACAGGAACTCGCCCGTCTCAGGGTCGAGCGCGTCCATCCACAAGACGAAACGCGCCTGCTCGAGCGTGTACGTCCACGGCCCACCCTTGGGCGCCGACAGGTTCAACCCCGTCCACGCCAGGTTGCGCCACCCCAACGTGACCGCGGGCAACACCCACCCGTTGTCGTACTGCCACGTCGGGCCGATCTTGACCGGCTCCCACTCAAGGCCAGTAGGCGGTGTCGCGCGCTCTAGTTGATCCTCGTACCAGCCGATGATCTCGCGGTACTCAGAGTCAGCAGTGCGGGTCTGGGAGGCTGCGAGGCTACGCGCCATCGTTGGTCGTCAGGTACGCCACGAGCGCCGGATTGTCGCGCAGAGTAGTGAACAGTGGCCCTGTCATCGCGGCGATAGTGAACTCCTCGACGGTGACGCCAGCGACTCGGTCGTGCGCTTCATAGACGGTGTCGGCATACACGTTGGGGTGAGCGCCGGACTGCCGTAGAGCGCAGTGCAGAATCTCGTGGATCAGACTGAAGCGGTTCGCGTCCGTCGCGTGCTCAGGGTTGATGCCGATGATGAGTTTGTTGTGGTCGCTGAACGCAATCCACTCGCCCTTATCGTCGCCGAAGTTGGCCTCATCTGAGGCTGCCTTGAGTACCACCGGGTCCATGATGATCCGATAGGTGACTGAGCCGACGCGAATACTGGTGGGCATATCTGCCACGGGTTTGTTAGCCATCACGCGCCACGCTTCGACCACTTGGTGTTCGCCGCGTCACGATGCTGGTTCGCCACAGGAGCCGCGTCACCGTCAGGCAACGCCAACTGCTTCAAGAACGCAGCCCGAGACTTCCGGCGCTTGTCCATCTCCGCAATCAACGGATGGATCACCAACTGACCCATGCTGCCCTTGGTCGTCATCGGGCTGTCGGCGTCGGTCCACGCCTCAGTCAACAAGGTGATCATGTCCGCAGTCCGGCACACATCCTCGAGCACCGTGAACTCATCCGGGCGCAGCTTGTAGTGACCGGCGATCGCAGACCACTGAGCCTTACCGGCCTTGCCCAGACCAACAGGGGCCTTCGGTCCAACAGGTTTGCGTGCAGCCATGACGATGACCTCCAGGGTCGGTGCGTGCCACCAGGGCACGATGAAGCGGACGAGCGGTAGTGGGGGTGGTCGAAAAAACAGACGGGAGGCGCACGCAGGATGGCGCCTGCTAACCGAGTCGCACAGCACCCTTACCCAATAGGGGCTACCCCCCCAGGGGGTTGGTTGGCGCGTTGGATTGGATCAGATCAGTCCGGGGTGCCGCTCGGGTGCCCTCTTGCCTCGTTGGGCACGTCGTGTGCTGCCTCGTGCTGCCTCTGCCTTGCTCTTGTCTGCGTGGCACTCACGTCCACACGTAGGGCACGCAGTCCTGTGAGCGGGAGCGAGGTTAGATGCGTCATGCACTGACAGATCAGTACGTGTCCACTCTGCCCAAGGGATGACGTGATCGACATCGTGTGCATCATCGTGTCTACAGATGTGGCACACGTACCCATGTGCAATCAGTACACGTTGCGCCTTGTGTGGGTTGATGTAGTCGGCTGGCGTGCGTCGCTTCTGATCCCACGCCATGCGTCACCTCACTACGTCAGGCGCTCAGTCCTCGGGTGCGCCCCAGATCTTCGATGATGCACGCTTGTTGCGCCGATTCACTGCGGCCTGTTCCTGTGCCTGCACCCATGCGTGGTGATGCATCAGTGCGAGTCGGATGCACCCGTACACAATGGCTGCTTGCACGAGGAGTCCGATGACGAGTGCCCACCAGATGATACTGGCGTCTATGCCTGCTGGCTGTCCGTACATGCTATGCATCCTGCCACTGTTCGGTCAGAGTTACATCGGCTGAAGGGGCGAGTTACTTGCCGCGTCGCAAACCATTCGGTCTTGACGGTCTCGCGGTGTTTGCTGTTGATCAGGATGAACACGATGATGGCCCCGGCGATCTCGTCAAAAGGGCCGGGGATGGGAAGAAGTGCGAACAGTAGGCCGACCTTCGCCCACCTCGGAAGTTCCGAAGACCTCGCAAGCGCCGTGGTGGTGCGACTGGCGCGCTTGCATAAGACCCAAACTTGCTTCGTCATAACGGGTGAGTTACTTGCCCTTCTTGGGCGTCGGCTTGGGTCCTGGCTTCTGTCCTCTGCCCTTGAGTCGCATGTCCTTGGGTGTCTGCCTGCTTGGGACTTTGCCTGCCATGTCGTCTCCTAGCTCCTTGTGCATATCGCGTCGCTGATCTTGGCCAGTCGCGCGAGGCAGTCGCGGATATGTCCGTCCAACTCGTCACCCTGGCTCTGATCCCCGCATCGCGAGCAGCCGCACACGCTTGACCTGTAGAGCCGCAGGCATCCTAGGTTCTCTTGCTCGATCTTGCGACGACGCCAGAGTTCGATGAGTCTGGGGTCGGCCAGTGTGGTGATCATGGCGTTGCGTCTTCTGCCGGCGCTTGGACCAGGCCGAGGTCGAGGACGGTGGCGACGACCTGGCGGCGGACGCGGATCAGCACGTCCTCCAGCATCTCTGGAGTGAGTCCGACGCTGACCTCGACTGTGGCTATGACCTGTCCGCATCCCAGCGTCACGCTGGTAGCTGCCGGGGTGGTGGTGTCGTCGTCTTCCATGGCTGACTCCGCACCTTGCGTTAGTCGGTCATCGGGACGGGCGGCCAGCGCCTGACGGGCGCCCACTGAACCAACCACTTGTATTCAGCCCGGTCCATCCTGGTCCACAACGCGACCTGCACTGGGCTCAACACCCAGTGAACCTTTCGCCCCATCCAGCGAACCTCACTGAACCGCAGACCGTGGGGAAGGATGTGGATCTTCAATCGTTCCATGTCAGATCTCCTTGTCGGGTTGAGCGGGCTGGAGTGGATCCCTCACGAACAGGGCATGCGATCGAGTGGCGCTCTCGGCGTTGGTGGCGATCAGGCCAGCTGCAGGTGAGGGAGTGTGTGGGTTACGCGACCGCGAGATAGTTCGTGATGTTCGGCTCACCGAAGTGCTCACGGATCATCGCAACGTGGGACAGCAGATCAGCCTCAGGATGGAATCTTTCCCATCTACCGAGGCGCAGATGCTTGAACTGACGGTGCCTCATCCGCTCTAATCCACGACCGCCCGGCTCGGTTGCCAGTATGGCGTCGCGGTTGACGCGGAGAGCGATGAGCCGCGCATGCACGTTCGTGGTGAAGCCGATCTTGATGTTGCCAGATGGTTCTCGCAGGTAATAGACGACGGACTGAGCGACGGTCGCGGCTCTCTGTCTATCCTTGCGACTATCGAGGTCAGCCCGGTTTTTGTCCACCCACAAGGGTGGCCGCCGAAACGCGTCGAGTTTGGCATCTATGTTCTGACTGATCCGCCGATAGATCGCGGTCGCATGGTCCTCGCAGATCGGGAACGGCATGTCTGGCATGGTCGGCAGATCACAGAACTTTCCGCTCCGGAGTTGCGCCGTACAGCTTGCCATGACGATATGGTTAGTCACATCGACCCTCTCTGGTCGGTCACGCTCCCGGACTGTTTGCGCAGTCGCGGGAGTTCTAGCACTGATTTCCGGGTCACCTTTTCAGGGGGTACGAACATCATAACAAACAAAATCCGGCAGTGACAAACTCATGCGCTGACTTTGTGTCGCGTGTCGTTCCTGAGTAGTTCAAGCACATCTCCGATGCGGTAGAGCGGTCGCCCCATACCATCCGTGGCGTGGGGAAACAG